TCCTCTTTTTTAAGTTGAATTATTAGAACAAATTATCTATAATAATAATTACTGGTTTATTATTGGGGCGCTCATGAAATCTATTTCTTGTAAAAAATATTCTGGCATGAAGGTGATCGTTGTTCGGTTGTTTAGTTTTATACTGGAAATCATCATCAAGCCTTCTTAGCCTCCTCCTCAGCCATCATCAGTTTGATCCTGGTATATTTCAGAAGATCTTCTTTTTCTTTTTCCGGTAGCTTATCGAACAAGAAAAGTAGTTCTTCTTTTTGTTCTGATTGCTCTGATTTTATTGGCAGTATTCCAGCCCTTCGCATTACATATTCTGCTGGATAATCTAGCGCATTCGCAATCGCAATAATTAAATCTGTTCCCGGATTCCTTACTTCGTTTAATAGATTGCTTATTGTGGCCCTTGCAACCCCGGATTTTTTAGCCAGGTCTGCTTGAGACCACTTTCTGTTATTCATTTCGTCAATTAACCAATCTTTAAACATCATGTTTTCTTTTGTAAACATTATTACATTGCTCCTGTATTCTATGGATAACATTAAGTATTCTACTCTTGACAAACATTTACATTTGTGCAATAATGTTAGCTAAGGAAAACAAAATGCAAGCTAACAAAAACAAGATCGCATATATCAGACTGGATAAGGAAGCGGAGGAAATAATCGCTACAAAAATATCTGAGACCGGTCTAAGCCAGTCTGGGGTCATTCGTATGATCATCCACGAATGGGCAAAGATGAAGAAACAATTTATAACAATTCCAATCAAAGGTTTCGTCAACGATGCCGGCGTAGTGCGATACAACGATCCGGCAGATAAGGGGGAGGAATGAAAATGGTAACTGCTCAGGTAGAAGAAAAAGTAATGCTCGCAGTACAAAAATCACATGGTCCGCGCTGTCCGGAATGTCGCAGCGTTTGTGAGATCCACAATTTTTCAACAGGTAGTTTTCGGTTCGTTGCCGGCAAGGGCGCCAGAGACAACATACACGAGGACCTGCGCTGCTATTGTCCAAACTGTAAAAAATATGTCGAGAATCCCATTGTCGAGAAAGAACCACTCGACGATGTCTTTGACGTCCCATTTTAGGAATTCGAGATGATTAGAAAAAATTACATTACTGATCGCTGGGCTGGTTTTTGCCCTAATTGTACCAGCACAGATAAGGAAATGATCCAAGAGTATGAAGAAAACGGGCGCAGCACCATCCGGGAATATGAGTGCAACACATGCGGCGAACATTGGGAGGTTAAATACCAGAATTTTAGCAAGTAGCACATTAACATGGCAATTACCGGATGGTCTGACCTCCTCACGATAGCAACGATCGTGGAGTGATGAGTGTTGCGCATCCGGTTTTGCAAAAGTGCGGCGGTATGGTAGGAACACCTAAATAATAGTAGTTAGCCAGGTCGGGCGACCTCTATTGAGGTGACATGCACGAGTAATGGGCGTGCGGCAGAGAACCCATAAAACGAGCCTGCAGGTGACGACTCCTGCAAAAAAGAGATATGGCGCTAACTAAATCAGGTGACAGAAATTCAAATCCTGGACGCGCTAAAAAATAAATATTTGGAGGAAAGAATGGTAACAAATGATTTAGCAGTTACAAAAAAACCCAATCTGCGTACGATCATGCGCAGTGATGAGGTGGTTCAGCGTTTCTCTGAAGTGCTGGGTGATCACCAGGCTAACGGGTATATCGCGGGTGTTCTCATCGCTGTTGCTGGAAACACGGAATTACAGAAATGTAACGCAAATTCAATAATTGGTTCTGCTTTGCGCGCTGCTACCATGCGCTTATCTGTTGATCCATCCGTCGGTCAGGCTTATCTCGTTCCGTTCAAAGGCAAAAACAAAGACGGATCATGGACGAATAATGCCACACTCATCGTTGGATACAAGGGCATTTATCAAATGGCAATCCGAACTGGTAAATATCGTTTTATCAATCTGATCACTGTTTACGAAGGCGAAACGGTTGTTGAAGACAGAATGACCGGTCTGCATAAACTCGATGGAAACATGACCAGTATAAACCCGATCGGATACATCCTTTATTTCAAGCTGCTATCCGGCTATGAAAAAACATTCTATATGTCGTGCGAAGAATGTGAAGCGCATGGCGCGAAATATTCCAAAACTTTTGCTAATCCGGCAAGTCTTTGGAAAAAAGACCCGCATGTCATGTATAAGAAAACTGTTATGCGCATGGGGTTGATCAAGTGGGGTTATCTCGATCCGTCTGACATAATGGCTATGAGCGCCTCTGATGATGAAGAACCTGTTCTTGCAGAATATACAGAAGGCGGTGTGAGTGTTGAAGCAGAGCCATATTCCGGTGAGGTCACGGTTGAAATGCTTGGCTATGACAACGACGATATTCCCGGTGATATTCAGGACGAAAACCAAGAAGAAGTACAGAAACCAAAACCAAAGGGAAATATCCGGCCATATGATCCACAAACCGTGATTGATAGAATCACAGAACGCGCGAATAAGTATGTTGGAAAAACGGCCAGTAAAGATCAACGAGGACTTCTAGTCTGTACTCTCGACATTTGCTTCGCTGGAACCGATGCTTATATAAAACGCCATGAGACGAGCATATTGCTGCAATTTATCTCTGGAGAATCTTCTTCCAAAAAAGTCCCAGATAATTATGTGCTCGCTATCCTTGACTGGTTAAAACCAACAAAGGATAGTGGTGGGCAGTGGATCCCAGATCAGATGGCCGCAAAAGAAGCTCAATCATTATTGATCTATGCCCGCAAACAAAACAGACAGAAAGAACTATTCGAGAACGAACAATGATTGACAAAAAAGACCAGGCTTTTATCAAGCCTCGAAAGTCTCGAAAGTACTGGTGCAAGGGGTGTAGAAATCTGTTTGACACATCCATTGTACCATTTGGCAATTTGTTGATTTTGCCAAATGGAGACATAACGTTTCTGTGCAAGAACTGCGCAGAGAGAATAGTAAAGGCTGGTAACCGTCTTGAAGAATTAATTGATGAACGAGAACAAAATGACTTTGCCCAGTAATAACAACTGATGGAACCGCATGGGTTTGGAAGGGAGAAAAGAATAAAGAAAATCAGATTAGGGTCCATAAGGAATTCTTATTTGAAGATTTAAAAGAGGTGGAGGAGTGTCAAGCAAAATAGAGATAGAAAATTGGCTTATTGGAAGTCGGAGACGTCATTGAATCTAATTACATTGAGGAGGAAAAACTATGATTCGCTTTACCAGCGACGAATTTAATAAAAAAGTGCTCTCTATTATCTTATCAGAAAATCCAACACCGGAGAAAAGATTAACCAAAGAGATTATTGCTGTTCGCATTTACGGATATTACAACCCATCTGTTGATCGCAATATCAGGGATTCTATCAAAGAGCTGCGTGATGAAGGGTACCCTATTATTTCCACAAGTGGGAAAGCGGGCTACTACTACGATGAGAACAGCATCGATGCCATCATTGCAGACTATACAAGCAGAATAGCTCAGATGTCAAAGACTATCAATGCCCTGCGAAAAGGCAGGAAGGGCAAGAAGATGGTGCAGATGGATTTATTGGGATAGGACATGGCAAAACGATTAGTAGATACAAAAATCAGATCATCATATTCTTTCTCAAAATTGACATTCCGCCAGCGCGATTTATGGCATGGGCTGATTGAATCGGTTGACGATCAGGGACGTATGCCAGGAGAACCTGCGTACGTTCGTTCTATGATATGGGCTTACGATGATGTGCCATTAATAGAGGTTGAAGAAGATTTACAGGTTCTTGTCAAAGAACAAATGATTCATATTTACGAAAAGAATGGCAGCAGATTCTTACAGATCATCAACTGGTGGAAATATCAATCATCGAATTGGATGGGTGCGTCTAATTATCCTGCACCAGACGGTTGGTTAGACCGATATCGGTATCACACCAAAGGCAACAAGATTGTTTTGAAGAACTGGGGTATAGAGGGTGGTTTTGTAAACCAAGACAGCAACCAAGATACCAACCAAGATACATCACTACATTGCAGCGAAGATGATGATGATGTTAATGGTGATGTTAATGATGATGACGATGATGAAGTAAAAGCTAGCGTTGCTAGCTCTAACGACAACAACCCATCCCTTCGGGAACAGCTGCTGACGACTTTTTCAAAAGAAACAGCTATCCCCATGAAGAACAAGAAGCTGCGAAAGGAGGACGAGGACGCTTTACAGCGTATGGTAGATGTCGAGGTGAGTGTAGTAGATCTTTGTGGTGGTATTCAATATATGAAAAACAAGGGATTTCCAATCGTTGGGTTGAAATCAGTTGTTGGTCCAACACTCATTGAGCACCAAAAACGAAACAGGAGTAGTCCATCCCAAAATGGTTACAAGGACGGACAGTATGGGAAATACATCAGGAATTAGGAGGCGAGATGAGCACAAATCAATTAATACGCGACATGACCGAATCTGTGCGAAGAATGTTATAAGGAGAAATATGGGAAAACTTACTTTTGAGGATGCTCGCCAATATAAATTAGAGAAATTAGAGGACGCTTTACAGGAGATTGCGTCCTGGACTGACGCTTATCCATTGGAACAATTTCCGGAACCAGATTTTGCGAAAGTTGGCGAAGCGCTGGCGGCAAACGGTTTGCGTCTTGGCGATGTTACTGCGTCCAATATGCGCCATGTGGTTACCCGCATTTCGGAAATTGCGAAGGAAGCGCTGAAGAGTGAGGGAATATAACCATGCTATGGAAAAAATTTATTGAGAAAATCGGATTCCACACATGCGAGAATATCCCATCTTATGAAATGGATGATGGCGCATGGGGGTATAGCATGTTGTTTTGGATAATACTATTTGTGATATTTATAATTTTTCAGGTGTTATATTGCTTTGATATTGGTCATTAAATTATTAAATTTGAGAACTAACATGAAACCAGTATTTCAAACTATTTATGGCTACCCAGATGGAAATTGTTTTCAGGCAGCAGCAGCATCGATTTTTGAAATGTCCCTTGATGAAGTTCCACATTTTTGGAAACAGTATAAAAACCGATGGTGGGACTATTATGTGGAATTTTGTATGGAGCGGGGGCTTTATCCGTTGAATTTGCCTGCTAAAAATATAAATAATCCGAGTGATTTTTTTCATGGCTACCATCTGATAACTGTAAAAGTTGAATCGGGACTTTCGCATAGTGTTGTAGGATTGGATGGTATCATGGTTCATGATCCGCACCCAGGGGGATTAAAGGCAATGGAAATAGAATCGTATGATCTTTTTGTATCGTTGATGGAGGAGATGCATGAGTAAGAGTGATCTCGAAGCATCTCTCCTGCAGCAGATCCGCTGGGCTGGACTGCCGATGCCAGAAACAGAGTACCGAGCAATCCCATCACGACGGTTCCGGTGGGATGGAGCATACCCTTACATCATGTTGCTTTATGAAGTGAATGGGGGAATATTCGCCGGCAAATATGGTAAGCAAAGTGGGCATACATCTGGTGTTGGATTGTCTCGAGATTACGAGAAGAACAATCTGGCTGTCGCTGCTGGATGGCGGGTGCTGTACTTTACTAGGGCGATGATCGAGAGTGGAAAAGCATTAGCTTTACTGGAAAAGGAGATAGAAAAGTGGGCGATAAATCTAAACCGGTGAAGATAAAAGAACCATCGAAAATATTTATATGCTCCTGGTCTGATTTTTTTCATCCGGATGCGGATTCATGGCGCAATGAAGCCTGGGCGATAATCAGGCAGAATAACCAGCATATATATCAAATTCTTACAAAGCGACCAGAAAGAATCAAACAATGCCTGCCGGTGGATTGGGGGAATGGATATCCTCATGTCTGGCTGGGAGTTACTGCAGAAACCCAAGAGATGGCTGATGAGCGCATTCCCATTCTGCTTAAGACTAAGGCAGCCATTCGTTTTGTGAGCATTGAGCCGATGTTGCAAGAGATCGATATTACTAAGTATTTGCCATGCCTTGACTGGGTAATTTGCGGCTGTGAATCAGGATCAGGTGTAAGACCGATGCATGAAAACTGGGTTTTCTTTTTGAAAGAGCAGTGTCAGACATTCAAAGTGCCGTTTTTTCTAAAACAAAAAATGATGCGGTGAAGAATGGCAACTGCTGATATTCAAGACATATTTGGGAAAGAGCATCTTGAACGGATTATGCGAGCACTCCAGCGGATTCGCTCTGAATCGGGTTATGGAGAGATCGTTATTGATATCCGAGAAGGGCAGGTGTTCAGAATCCGCGATTCTGCCGAATCGCAATATCCAATTGAGAAGAAAGGAGAGCGTTATTAGATGATATAATCTATATAATAGTATGTCCGACAGGGAGAAGAACCCGGGACGCTTAATTGCTAAGCGTTCCGGGCTTTTTGTTTAACTTGAAATTGAAAAGGAGTAAATCTAATGAATGCAGAACTATTATCAGGAGTAGCAGGCGTAATACTGTCGTTGCTTTTTTCGTACTTGCCAGGGCTGAATAAGCGGTACGAAGCTCTTTCTGGCGATGCAAAACGGTTGATCATGCTGGGAATGTTGGCATTGGTTGCCGGTGGCATGTATGCGCTGGATTGTAGTGGGATATTGATTAAAATCGCCCCAAACGTAGCCGGTATTTGCAGTGCCACAGATGGGTGGGTGGAAGTTGTAAAGGCTTTTATCTTTGCCATGATCGCGAATCAATCCACCTATTCTATCAGTCCTAAAACTACTAAATAATATACGATCCCTTTTCTCCTCTCTTAGGCTGGCATTCGGTGCCCTCCTCGTCGGTGCCAGCCTTAAAAACAATATTGCGTATAGATATGGAGATTGATATGAGTAATTACGTATATGGACCAGATATGTCCAAATGGCAGGATAAAGATACCACGCCTCAACGACCAGATTTTACGAAATCTGTTCAGCAGGGATCCACGTTTACTTTCATAAAAGCAAGTCAGGGTCTCTTGTATGATCCTGATTTTTTTGTAAATTGGGAAAATGCAAAGCAAGCAGGGCTCAAGCGTGGTGCATATCATTTTGCAGATAAGAATTATGGGACCGCAAAACAGCAGGCTGAAAAACTATACAGTGCCATAAAAAATGATCCAGGTGAACTACCTCCAATCCTTGATTTTGAGGATGGTACTGGAACGATTGGACTGTCATTCATCAAGACATTCCTGGAAAGAATTAAAGAGTTGACTGGTAGAACGCCTATTCTGTATATAAACAACGCTCACTGGTCACAGCTGAAAGCCTCGGAAAATGCGATATGGGCGTTAGATTATCCGTTATGGATTTCATACCCGATTAAATCCTTAGATAGTCCAGTAATTGGGGTCCCGGAAAAAATCTTATCCATGCAACCAGTTGTTCCAGAACCGTGGAAGCGAAAGGGCGTTCCGTGGAAATTCTGGCAATACACATGGGTTGGGGATGGGCCACTTTATGGGATGGAGAGTAAAGGAGTAGATCTGAATCTATTTAATGGTAATGCACATGACTTTATGGAATGGCTTGGAAATGGCGAGATTGTTGATCCGGTTAAACCGCCAGACTATGTTCGTATCCTGAAATGTGGCAAACCCGATTTTGGATGGCTTTTTTTCCGCAATCGACCTGAGCAGTACGAAGGCGCGGCTCTGGCTGTTGGAACTGGTGAAGTGCTAAAACTGGTTGAACCTGGAAAAATACATGGCGATATCGATTACTGGCATGTGGAGCGGGATGGATTTGAGGGCTATGTATCAGCGGGAAGTATTTATACGGAACCGGTATGATCTCAATAAGATTTTGGGATCCTGTGAAATTTCTCAATGACTGAAACAAAACCATTCCATTTATCAAAACAAGAGCTCATTGACATGGATTATGGCCAGAAGCAGAATATGCTACTGATCATAGCCCAACGAGAATTGGATTTGAGAGAGGAATTTGTACAGGTAAGTGGTAGATACGCAGAAATTAAAGCCGAACTGAGTGCACTGAAACATGCCTCTCAGTTAATACAGAGCGAATTGAAAGCGACACAGGCAGGGCAACTTGGATAATGGGCTTTACTAAAAAGCAGCGTTTGTTTGTAGAGTATTATCTCCAGTGCTGGAATGCCACTGAAGCAGCATTGAAAGCAGGTTATTCCGAGCGGTCAGCAGGTTCAATAGGTGGAGAAAACCTTAAGAAACCTGAAATCGCTGCTGAAATCCAGCGCAGGATAGATGAAATTGCCATGTCTGCAGATGAGGTCATTCAAGCCATTGGAGAAATCGGGCGAGCGTCAATTGAAGATTTAATGGATATTGATGCTGTTGGACGCTTGTCATTCAACTTCAAGCGCGCACAGGAACGAGGAAAACTGCACCTGATCAAATCAATTGTTCCTACTGCTTATGGAATGAAAGTCGAACTGCATGATCGCATGAAGGCGCTGGAGTTGATGGGTAAACATCATCAATTGTTTTTAGAAAAACCGGATAACACACGGCAGGGTGATGTTGAACCATTCTCTTTTTATCTTCCTGCCAACGCTATTGCTCCCAGTTTTTACGATGTCTATCGGGATATAGGAACGCATAACCATGTCGAGTACATTTTCAAGGGTGGGCGCGGTTCCACAAAATCCAGCTTTACGTCCGAAATCATTATTGAGCTGATTATCAATAATTCCGAGTGGCACGCGCTGGTCACCCGCCAGGTCAAAGACACACTGCGCGATTCGGTCTTTTCGCAGCTCCAGTGGGCAATTAACTACCTGGGGCTTGCGGATAAATTCCGCTGCACAACCAATCCTTTAGAGATTACGTATATCCCGACCGGTCAAAAAATTTATTTCCGGGGTGGCGATGATCCGCTGAAAATCAAATCCATCAAGCCGCGTTTTGGGTATATTAACATTCTTTGGTTTGAAGAGCTTGACCAGTTCAAGGGTGCAGAAGCAGTGCGGTCCATTGTCCAATCAGCCATTCGTGGCGGTGACAAGGCTTATATTTTTAAGTCATTCAACCCTCCTCGAAGCCGAAACAACTGGGTTAATAAGGATCTGGAAATACCCAAAGAAAATCGATATGTGCATGAATCAGATTACCGCAGTGTACCGGTTGAATGGCTGGGCAGGACCTTCATTGATGAAGCAGAATTTCTGAAGGAAATAAACCCTGGGGCATATGATCATGAATATTTGGGCGTTTCCAATGGTGTGGGTGGTCTGGTATTTGAGAATGTCCAGATCAGGAAGATTGCCGACGAGGAAATTGCGCAATTCGACCATGTTTTGCACGGCCTTGATTGGGGATACTTCCCGGATCCCGCCGATTACATCCGCTGTCATTATGACGCTGCCAGGCTGACGTTATATATTTTCGGCGAGGTGCGTAAGTGGAAGACCGGCAACCGCGAACTGTACACCGCTTTGGTTGAATATGGCCTGACGCCGGAAGATACGTTGATCTGCGACTCTGCCGAGCCGAAGTCAATTGCGGACTTCCGTGAGTATGGTGCCTCTGCCAGAGGGGCAGAGAAAGGGCCGGAATCCGTTAAATATTCGATCAAATGGATGCAATCCCTGAAAGCCATTGTGATTGATCCGGAACGCGCGCCTTATGCCGGCGAAGAATTCTTGAATTATGAGCATGAAATAGACAAAGATGGTAACTATATCAGCGACTATCTGAATGTGAATAACCATTCAATTGATGCGACCAGATATGCAACTAATCTGATCTGGCGGAGGCGCGGTCAATAATGTTCCAAAGATTTATCAGCTGGATAAAAGAGGTAATAAATAAAATGATTGGAAAATCTACTGTAAAACAGGCTATTGGACAGGATGTTGCGATCAGCGAGCCGATGATTACTGCGCTAGAACTCTGGTCGCAGATGTATGAGAACAAGGCGCCCTGGTTGAGTAAGGATATTGTCTCACTAAACCTTTCGGCTGCTATTGCGTCTGAAATATCAAAGTTAGTAACGTTGGAATTGAAAATAACAATCGAAGGTTCTCCGCGTGCCGAATATTTGGCATTACAGTTTGCAAAGGTGGCTGATAAGCTGCGGGATGCCATCGAATATGGAGCTGCAAAGGGAGGTTTGGTATTCAAGCCGTATGTGAATGGTGAGAATATCAATGTCGATTTCATCCAGGCCAACCAATTTTTCCCCATCTCTTTTGACTCTAATGGAAACATAACTGCTTCTGTGTTCGTTGATCAGCGCATGGTTGGAGATACCTACTATACCAGGCTTGAGCATCATAACATGACAGATGCCGGCTACATCGTTAAAAACAAGGCTTTCCGCAGCAAGGTGAAAGACATGCTAGGAAGCCAGGTAGATTTGTCAGTTGTTGAGGATTGGGCAGAGCTTGAGCCGATCGCAACTATCACGGGCATAAAGAAGCCTTTGTTTGCTTATTTCCGCTATCCCCTGGCAAATAATATTGATCCAATTTCTCCACTGGGTGTTTCTTGCTACGCGCGCGCGGTGGATCTGATCAAAGACGCTGATATTCAGTGGTCTCACCTGTTGTGGGAATTCGAG